AGATGCAGGATGAGTTGACGCAAGTTGACTCAGCGGCTCCAGAGGAGGAATTGCAAGACTCCGATGGGGAACAGTCTGATGAGGTTGAGGCCGAGGAGGAGGAGGACAAGCCACCTTCGTTCACCGTCAAAGTTGACGGCAAGAATGTTGAGGTCACGCTTGAAGAACTCCAAAAAGGCTACAGCCGAGAAGCAGACTACACCCGCAAGACTCAGCAAGTGTCCGAGGAACGAAGAGCGTTCCAGGCAGAGGCTGAACTTGTGAGGACGGAGCGCCAACAGTATTCCCAGTTGCTGGGTTCACTCCAGGCGCAACTTCAGCAAAACGCTGCACCACAGATCGACTTGGATCGTCTTTACAGTGAAGACCCAATCGAATGGGTGCGGCAAAAGGAACTTGCAAGAGATGCCGAGAAAGTACACGCAGCTATTCAGTCTGAGCAGCAGCGACTCTCTCACATCCAGGCGCAAGAGCAATATCAGTCTATGCAGGCACACCTTGCACAACAGCAAGATGCCATGCTCAAAGCCATTCCCGAGTGGGCTAACCCCGACAAGGCCAAGGCTGAAAAGACGTTGCTGATTGAGTGGGGGCAGAAGCTAGGCTTTTCCTCCGATGAGCTGAAGAATATTTTTGACCACCGAGCTGTCGTTGCGCTGCGTAAGGCTGCGCTGTACGACCAGATGATGACCAAGAGGGGCAACATCAGGCCAGCGGTCAACAATGGGCCTAAACCCGCCAAGCCAGGCGCAGCGGGGAGAATGGACAACACAACGGATTCAAGACGGTCGCAACAAAGACTTGCTAAAACTGGTCGCGTCAACGATGCGGCTTCCGCAATTGAACATCTTTTGAGGTAATTTAAATGAGTATCGTAACTAACACTTTCACAACTTACTCTGCAAAGGGTATTCGTGAAAATCTCGCAAATATCATCTACAACATCTCACCAGAGGAGACACCGTTCCAATCCAATATTGGAAAAGACAGCGTACAAAACACGTTATATGAATGGCAAACGGACTCACTACAGGCAGCTCAAACTAATGCTCAGCTTGAAGGGGACGATATTGGCACGTATGACCCTGTGACCGCAACGGTGCGGATGCAGAACTACTGCCAGATCAGCCGCAAAACTGTGGTGCTGTCAGCCACTGAGGAGATTGTCAACAAGGCTGGACGTAAGTCTGAACTGGCCTATCAGTTGGCTAAGAAGGGCGCTGAGTTGAAGCGTGATATGGAATTGGTGATGGTTCAAAGCCAAGTCGCAAGTGCAGGCAGCACCAGTGCTGCCCGTACTACTGGCTCGATTTTGGCTTTCATCAAGACCAACACCGATGCACAGACCAACGGCGCTGAGCCGTCCTACACAACGCTGCCAAACAGCTTGCGTACCGATGGTAATGTTCGGGCCTTCACTGAAACCATTCTCAAGAATGTGATTCAAAAGACCTGGACCTCTGGCGGCACACCGAAAATCCTGATGACAGGTCCGGTGAACAAGCAGCGCGTTAGCGGATTTGCAGGTATTGCTGCAACCCGTTACAACATTGAAGGTGGCGCTAAACCCGCAACCATCGTTGGTGCTGCTGATGTCTATGTCAGTGACTTTGGCAATGTGACAGTAGTGGCAAACAGGTTCCAACGTGAGCGCGATGCGCTGGTGCTGGACCCTGAGTACGCATCAGTTGCGTACCTGCGTCCTTTCCAGCAAATTGAGCTGGCGAAGACGGGTGACGCTGAAAAGCGTCTGTTAATTGTTGAGTATGGCCTCAAGATCACCAGTGAGAATGCTCACGGTCTTGCTGCTGATTTGACAACGTCCTAAAAGGAGGGTGGGCCAGGGCAACCTGGTCCATCTGCAAAAGATGGAAACACGACTCTTTGACAGAAACGATGCTACTGGCATTACCAGGCTCTGGCACTATGACCCCGAGACTGACGAGGCAACTATTGAGACTCAGCAGGATGTCACCAATGTGGTGGAGGAGAACAAGGACCAGTTCAACGCCACCGACAACAAGGCCAACTGGACAGGCGAGTGGCACAAGGTGGCAAGCATTCCACTGAACATCTACTACGAGCTGCAGGCCAGCGGCAAGATCACAGACCAGGCGTACATGAAACGCTGGCTTAATGACCCCGACAACCGATTCTTTAGAACAAGGCCAGGACAAGTATGACAATCATTGCGGTCTGCACCCCAGCGCGGGATATGGTTCACACGCAGTACGCCTATTGCCTGGTGAACATGGTGGCCTACCACGCCTGCAATACGGACGACCGGATTGATCTGAAAATCATGCAGGGTACGCTGATTCAGAACCAACGGGCAGAGCTGGCGCTGGACGCCATGCGAGAGGGTTGCACCCACATCCTGTTCATTGACTCAGACATGACCTTCCCACAGGACATGATTCAGCGGCTGCTGGCGCATGACCTTGACATTGTGGCAACCAACTGCGCCAGGCGCAGGATGCCCACAGGCCCAACAGCCAAGGTTGGCAACAGGCTGGTCTACAGCACGATGGAGGACCACGGTCTGCAGGAGGTGGACACCATTGGCATGGGCGTCATGCTGATCAAGGCAGACGTATTCCGCAAGATGTCCGAGCCTTGGTTTGAGACTCCCTGGCGCAATGACAAGCGCGGCTATGTGGGCGAGGATGTGTTCTTCTGCCTCAAGGCCAAGGAAATTGGGTATAAAATCTACATTGACCACGATGTCTCCCGAGAGATAGGCCATATTGGAACCTTTGAATTTCGGCACGAGCATACATGGGTGGTCAAGGATTTGCAGGACAAGGAGGCGTAAATGGCTCTCACGACCTACACCGAACTCAAGGCATCAGTTGCTGATTGGCTCAATCGCACTGACCTGACAGCAGCAATTGCCGACTTCATCAGTCTCGCCGAGGCTCAGATGGAGCGCACCCTACGCACCCGGCAGATGATTGTTCGCTCCAATGCATCCTTCAATGTGGAGTTTGGGGCAACGCCTGCCGACTTCCTTGAAGTCAGGACATTCAAACTCTCAGGCACCAACCCACCCACACCATTGACATTCCTGACCATTGACGCAATGGACCAGGAGTCCACCAGGCTAAGTGCCAGTGGCAAGCCAAGATTCTTCACTGTGGTGGGAGGCCAATTTAGGCTGGCTCCAGTGCCTGACACTAACTACGCCACTGAGTTGGTGTACTACGCAAAGTTGAGCAAGTTGTCCAGTTCTGTTGCCACCAACTTCATCCTGGACTCTAGCCCAGACGCTTACCTTTACGGCAGCTTGCTGCAGGCCGCGCCCTACCTCCAGGACGACAACCGAATTCCCGTTTGGGCTGGACTGTACGAACGAGCTTTGACCGACTTGCAGGTGGCAGATGACCGTGCATCCACCTCTGGCGGCGCACTGTTAACCCGTGCCAGAACCTTGGGGTAATCAATGATTGTGACCACGACCAAAGGCGAGATGGATGACTCCTTGCTGGACAAGCGCGAGGGGTCTTTGGACAACAGCAATGAATCAACTGAATGGGTTGAGTATTGGCATGATGGCGAGTTGGTGCATCGTTCTGTCAACATGGTTTTGAAACGCTCCGTTTTTGCCCAAGGCGAAACGCAACAAATTTAAGGAACTGCTATGGCTAACACTCAAGCAATGTGTACCAGCTTCAAGGGTGAGCTGCTGGTGGGACACCACAACTTTGGCACTGGCGTAACCCGAGGTTCAACCGCTGCCGACACCTTCAAGGCTGCGCTGTACCTGGCCTCTGCCACCGTCAACGCAAGCACCACCGCATTCAGTGGCACAGGTGAGGTGTCAGGCACTGGCTACACCACAGGTGGCGTCACTGTGACCTTTGGCACTGCGCCAAGCACCAGCGGTACAACTGCCTTTGTCACGCCCAGCGCCAGCATTGCATTCACCTCTGTGACGCTATCCACAGCGTTTGATGCGGTCCTGATCTACAACAGCACCCAATCAAACAAGGCAGTCAGCGTCCACACCTTTGGCAGCCAGACAGTGACTGCCGGGACGTTTACGCTGACCATGCCGACAAATGATGCAAGCACTGGCCTGATCAGGCTGGCGTAAGCAAGGGGGCAGCATGGCTGCTTATGGAACAGGCTATTACGGGCTTGGTGTTTATGGCATAGGCAATGTTGTCATCAGCGGCAACACTGCTACTAGTGATGTTGGTACGCTGCTGGCAGATAGGTCCGTCCAGGAGGATGGGACTGTTGCCACTGGCAATGTTGGCACAGTAACGCTCACGTTGTCGGTTGGCATCACAGGCAACCAGGCTACAGGTGCAGTTGACTCGGTAACACCATCAGCAGACAAGGCTGTGACAGGCAATGCGGCAACCCTAGCGGTTGGCAGTGTCAATCACAGCAAGGCGGTTGACGTTAACGGCAACCAGGCTGCTGGTGCGGCTGGCAATGCTGGTGTTGCAGTCAGCAGGGCTTTGACAGGCAATGCGGCAACGGGTGCTGTGCAGACGATGCCCTCTGAAGTCCTGGTGTTCCAGGCCATCACGGGTAATGGGGCAGCGGGTAATGTTGGCAGTGTGGGTCACAGCAAGGCGGCTGCGATTAGCGGGAATGCAGCCACTGGTTCGGTGGGCATCGTCTTTGGATTTGGCTGGGGTGCTATCCCCAACACGGCAGAGAGTTACACGGCAATCAGTGACACTGCAGAGACTTGGACCTCAATTGGAAACACGGCAGAAACGTACACGGCGATTAGCGATACAGCAGAGACTTGGACTGCAATCGCAGATAATTCTGAAACTTGGACACCTGTTTGATTAGGAGCGAAAAATGGCAGATACCACAACGACCAACCTACTGCTGACTAAGCCAGAGGTTGGAGCCTCAACTGACACGTGGGGTACAAAGATAAATACGGATTTGGGGTTGGTTGACTCAGTGTTTGATGCTGCTGGCACAGGCACCAGCGTGGGACTCAATGTTGGCTCTGGCAAGACTTTGACTCTTGCGGGTACAGTCAAGTTTGCTGGTTCTACTTCAGGCACTACGACAGTTGCTGCGACTGCTGTGGCTGGCACTACAGTGCTTACACTGCCTGCTGCAACTGACACTTTGGTGGGAAAGGCAACGACTGACACGTTGACCAATAAGACGCTAACGGGTGCGGTAATGAACGGCACTGTCGGCGCTACAACCCCGGCTGCTGGTTCATTCACCACTCTCGGCGCATCGTCCACGGCTACGCTCAACACACTTGTCTCAAGCGGTGCAACGCTGACAGGCGGGACAATTAACGGCATGACTGTCGGCGCTACGACTGCGACCACGGGTGCGTTTACTACTCTCGGCGCTACGGGTGCATTTACTGGGACTACGGGGACGTTTAGTGCAGCCGCAACTGATGATGGTGTAACCCCAATAATTACAGTTATTAACACAACTGTTAACGGGTATGGCGTTCTAAAACTGCAAGGTAATGCTCGTGGTGGAATTTTAGGATTTTATAACGGCGCAACTGCACAAGCCGCTATTGAAGGGCAAGCCAACCAAGTAGGGATATATGCAGGGTCTGATGCTTCTGGGACAAAGGTAGCATCATTTACCTCCACCGGACTAGCAGTCACCGGGACGCTGAGTGCGACAACAGGCGCAGCGGTGGGCGGCGCAACTGCTGGTGCTGGTGGTCTTGCGTTTCCCGCCACTGCGGTAGCGGTGGCAAACGCCAACACGCTGGATGATTATGAGGAGGGGGTTTTTGCACCAGTTCTTACTTATAGCACTTCAACTTCTGGTGTTACTTACACCGACCAAACAGGTCACTACACAAAAATTGGAAATATGGTGTTAATACAAGGTGCTATTACTGTTAACAGTAAAGGTACTGGGTCTGGCTCTGTTCGAATATCCTTGCCATTTGCAACTACTGGTGGTCGTGGTGCATTAGCGGTAGGAAATACCCAACAAATTACTGCAAACAACGCACCACGAGAATTTATGATTGAAAGTGGTACTTCGTATTTTAATATTCGCTATCCAAATGGAACTGGGTCTACTTCAGAAATACTTTATGGAGATATTGTTGATGGTTTATATCTTGTATTTTCTGGGGTTTATCAACTTTAAATAACTACATTAGATTGATGCAGTCGGACACTTAACTTAAAAGGAAAATCATGTCACTCACCAAAACCACAGCCGTTGATCAAATCACCGTCACCGAAAACGGCACAATTCTCTACCGCAATGCAACACGCATCATGGAGGATGGCGTCCAACTGAGCCAAACCTACCATCGTTCAAGCCTCACACCGGGTCAAGACCTGACAGGCGTCCCTGCCAATGTTGTTGCTCATTGCAATACGGCATGGACAGCGGATGTGGTTGCGGCATATCAAGCAGCACAAGCAGAAAGCCAGCCGTGAGCCTTGAAGCACAATTCTCTGCCCATGAGGCAGTCTGTGCCGAGAGGTACGACCAGATCAACGCACGGCTAAAGCGGCTGGAGGGCATCCTCATCAAGACCGCCGGGGTGCTTATCTTCAGTATGTCTGCCATCGTTTATGCATCTCTCACGCTGCATCGTTAATTATGGATTTCTTCGACATCCTGTCGAAAGCATGGCCCATACTGCTGGCGATCATCACCTTGATAATCGTCCTGGCAAAACTCGACTTGCGGGTAGCAGTGTTGGAGGAGAAGGTCAAGCAGCTATTTGAAATGTGGAACAAGAAATGATTGACCCGCTAACCGCCTTCGCAGTGGCGCAGGGTGCAATCAAAGGAGTGCAAGCCGCTATCAAGATGGGCAAGGACATCAACGCCATCTCTGGCGATTTGATGAAGTTTTTTGAGGCGAAGGATGTCGTTGCAAAGGAAGCGGTAAAGAAGAAACCCAAGGGGTTTGGGCAGAGCGATACAGCAGTGGCATTTGAAACAGTGATGCAGTTGAAACAACTTCAAGATGCAGAGGCAGAGTTAAAGCAGATGCTGATCTGGAGTGGCAATGACGATGTGTGGAACGCCATCATGCTGGAGCGCAACAGGATGGTGACAGAGCGCAAGAAGGCAGAGGCTGAAGCAGCTCACGCCAAGGCGGTGAGAGCAGAAGAGATCAGCGAC